TTGTTTTCCAATTTTCTTTATACTAGAATTTTTATTTGCAAAATTGATTATTTCTTTATAATGATTTTTATAAAATTTCTTATGATTAAATTCATCATATTTTGTATTATAATATTGTCCATATTTTTTAAAATTATCTTTTTTCTTTTGTTCAGAATAATCTTTACTAGATAAAACTTTTTTCATAGCTTGTTCGTGACTCATGCCCTGATTTTTATATTGGTTATATCTTTCTCGCCCTTCAGGTGTTAATGATCCATCTTCATTTTGAAATCTTCTAATACCCCATTTTTGGCCTTTAATTCCATGATGCATGAGATAGTCTTTATTTCCGACTATGTAAATGTTTTTTTTTTGATTCCACATTAGAATTCCTCCTTAATTACAATTTCCATGGACATGTATCATTTGGAAACCTCTCAACTATACTTCTTTCAGCTAAAAGATTTCTATCACCATAATGTATAGCTTGATGTGTATCATTACTAACACATATTAAATATTCGGGATTCATTAAATATATAGATGATTCTTCTATATCATCTACAGTTATAGGATTCATATGGTGTATAATTATTTTACCATAAATTTCACATCCTTTAACACCTAAATCACATCCCTCATCTCTAACAATTATTTTATTTCTTAAATTTCTCCACATACTTGATTTATAGAAATTTTGATTTAAATATCTATCATAGCCAAATGTCTCATTGCCAACATTTCCTCGTAATTTTAAATATTCAAATCGTTCTTCAAATGTAGGAAGTTTGATTAATTCTGAATATGTCTTAATCATAATATTCATCCTCATCATTAAGACCAATTGTATATCCTCTAAATGCAGCTAAAGCTTCTTCTGCAGTATTACCACTATTTTGAGCTTTCTGCATTTGCTCTGCTTTAACATGCTCAGATGCAATTTTGGCTCTAACATATTCATTTTCATTTTGTTCTTTTTGTGAACCTAACTTAAGGAAATAGCATACTTCTTGTGAAGTAGCGCTTCCATCTTGTAATCGTTGCATTGCTAAATTCATAGCTAATGCTATGCAAGTTTTTTCAGCATCTTCTGGTGATGTAGGTGCTGGCATAACTTTTAGCCCACTATTGGGCCTGTTTTTCGGTGATCTTGCCATGTTTTTACTCCTTTCAATAAACTTCTGATACTCTTTATATGAGATCCAAGTACCTTTTTACTTAATACTTTAACTTTAAAGTACCTCTTGAAAGGAGCATCGGTTCACCAGGCCGAACTTTATTTTTAAAAAGCACTTAGACCTCATATAAAGAGTATCAGAAGTACTTTAACTTAAGATCTATAAAGTTTCTTAGCACTTTCAAGCTTATTCATTTCATCTTCATAAGCTCTAAGAATTTCTTTATACATCTTATTATACTCCTCATCAGAAATATCTTCTGACTGTTTCATAGAAGTAAACATCTTTGTTAAACAATTAGCATGCTCTACTTCTGTCTCAGCCATCTTATAAAATTTCTTAGAAATCGTAGGATTCTTCATCTTCCACTCAAGAGCTTTTGCCATATAATCATTAGCACCCTCAAGCTCTTCAGTAATATGATCAACAAGATATTCCTGCTCAGACACATTATTGTTCATATAAACTGAATTTCTAAGCATTCTGTTATAAGTATCAGAATCTGCATCACTTGTTCTAAATCCTATTGGATTTGTAGCCATTCTTACTCTTGAATTTCTTCTTGGATAAGGAACTATTTTATTACCATAATAAGGAGCTGTTCTATCATCTGTTCTCCAAGGTTCTCCTTCATACTTAGGCATCCAATCCGGATATGTTCCATAATACCCATAGTCCTCTGTAGGCCACCAATTAGGGTCATGAGTCATATTAGGATCAATAGGTGCTCTTGGATAACCATAATAAGGAGGCTGTTCCCATCCATTATTAGGAATATTGTTAGGATTCATATTAGGATTATTTTGATTTTTGTTTTTATCATCATTAGGGTTACTAATATTTATGTTAGGATCTACAGCCATTGTTTTGTCTCCTTTGCTTTAATTGTTTTTTTTTTTATTTTGATACATGCATCTATAAATTTATCAAATCCATTTATATCATTAGAAGTCCTCCTTATGTAACTTATATGATATATATGCATCCATCATAGCTGCAACATTATCAATTTTTTGTTCATGACGTCTTTTATAAAGTTTTCTATTGCCATTTGTATCTTCAAGTGTTATACAGTTAGTCATAGCATAAGACATAAGAGCTTCATCAAATCTAAGAAGCCTTTCCTCAGATAAAATTTTTAATTCTCCAAGAGGAACTGACTCTGTTTTTGCACCTTGAATAACTTTTTCAACTCCATAAGGAGAATTCTCCCTACACCATCTATCGACAAATCCTTCTGCATTATATGGGTCATATCCAAAGCATCTAACATCATAATCATTATCGTCTATATATTCATCAAGATCATCATATACATCCATCATATCAAGTACAGGTGTGTCCATAACAACTAAAGTTCCTTCTTTAATAAATTCATTGTATTTAATTTTAGCAGCACCTGGAAGTCGTCCATATGTAATAGACGAAATATAACTTCTTGTCTTTATACCGAATGCATCTCCATTTAATGGGAATAAAAATGTAAATGCACAGAAATCATCTCCTTGCGATAAATCAGCTCCTAAAGCACAAGGCATTCCTCTATAATGTCTCTTTTTATGAGGTTGTGTTTCTGCATAGGTAAAGAAATATGTGAATCCCTCCATAGGAATTCCAAATCTTTTAGCTAGAATATCGTTTCTTGATGCAGGAGCATTTTCAGCTCTTTCAACATCTAATTGATAGGCCTCCCATGCATCTAAAGCTGCTATATTAGGATTTGCTTTCTCCCACATATCTTGATTAGCAACTTCTTTAACATCATCTAATTTATAATAGAAAATTGCTACATTATATGGGTCATATGCTTCATCTGGATTAAGAATTTGTTTTAACTCGAGTTTAATTGTATCTCCTACGCCATTTCGAACTGTGCCTTCAGAACTAGCAGCTACTATTAAATAATTTTCGATCTTAGCAGCACCTTGTTCAATAGCACCGATAACATCTTCTCTTGTATCTCCAGAAAGCCACTCATCGACTGTAGCTATTTTACATCTTAAACCTTGTAATTTATCAATTGTCATAGGCCTAACTTCAAGTATAGACCCAGTTAAGAAGTTTTGAATACCCTTTTTAGTACTTGCTAACTTAATTCGATCATTTCTATTTCCAGTTGTATTTTGAAGAGAACCTTCAGTTAAGAAACTAAATAAAGGTCCCCTTGCGCGAGTTATAGCTGTCCTGATAGGAGACATAACTTCTTCTGCTTGTTTCATTGTTGGAGCCGTAGTGATTTGGCTCGTTGTTTTGGTATCACAAACTAAATAATATGCCTGTATGAAAGATAAAAATAATGATTTAGCAGCACCTCTAGCTACTATAAGATAAAACTTATTAATAAGTCTTTTCTTCTTTTTTCTTTTTATAAATCTTCCACCAGCACGATGTTCATTTGGTATATATACTTGAACATCCGTAAAATAATACCAACCAAATATTTGTTCTCCCCAAAGTTTAAATGAATCTAATAATTCAACATCAGATCCATCTGTAAGTGTCATTTCTCTTTCACAGAAGGAAACCCATCCATTAATAGCTTCATCATCGTAGTAGTATCTTGGATCAGCTATAAGATTATCTATACGGTTCATTTGCATAGAAATCTCTTCACATACTTGGATTTCATTTCTTAAAACTTTTCTTCGAAATTCACCATAATACTTCGGGGTTGCAGTATTTGATAACATAAAACTTTCACCTTCAAGAGTATTAAAAATGGAAAAAGAGAGGTAAGCTTTGAAACCCACCTCTCCATTTTAGTTAGGTGATCATGATCAACCATTTACAGTAGTGGTTGCTGCAGTTCCGACTGCCGGTGTACCGGTACCAGCCCAAGCAACCCATCTTCCGAGCTGCCCAAGAATTGTCTGAGTCTGATTAGCATTGTCAATTGTATTCTGATATACAACATTACGCTTCTCAGCTGTGCAGACATCTGCTGCATCTGAGTGCTAAGAGTGTTAGTCTGATTGGTAATCTGCATACCAAGGTTATTAAAGCCCTGAATAGCATTAATCAGATTAGCATTATTCTGTGACATCATAGACAGGTTCTGGTTACTAAACATGTTAGCAATCTCAAAGAGATTACTCTGCTGTCCAGAAAGAAGATTGCTCATCTGTAACTGAGTTGTCTGTGCTGCCTGACTAGCAGCAAGATCTCCTTCTGATACTCCACCAGGGAATCGCATCAGATCCTGTAAGACCTCTTTCATCCATCTGAAGGTTTCCTCCTTTCATAAAAATTTTATATAGGCCTTAATAATGGCTCTACATAATCTTCATTTGGGATTTTAATTGATTAATAAACTGTCCAATCCCTAATTGGTTGTAACCCTGATTAAGAGCTGCATTCATGAAAGCTTTCTTAGGATCTCCTCCAGCAGACATTATTTGATCATATGTCTGTTTAATTATTGGATTCTGATTCATTTGACTTTTGAGTATACTCATTGGATCTTGAGTCCCCGTTAGGCCGTTGTACATGTTTCTTAACATAGTTAGCTGATCCTGAGTAAGATTGGGCATTGGCATTTGAGGAGTTGTTGAGGGAGTTCGTGATTGCATTGGTGAGGTCCCGAATAGACTGCTGGACATTGTTTATTTCTCCTTTCAGTTCTCTTATTTCTTCTTTACTAGCAAATATATCTTCAGGTTTCGGTTCAGGTTCTTCATAAAATCTATACCGTACTATTGTTTTATTATTGTTAATATCTGTAGAAATAATATAGAACAAATCATCACTATCATCAAATACTGCCATTCTAGAATTAGCTCTTGTCAGAACTGCTCAAGCTCCACTCATTCCAGAAACTTTTTGAAGATCTGTAAGAAAGCCGGTGTTAATTGAACTTGCTGGATATAAATCCATAGTGTACTCCTTTCAAGAAAAAAGTAAATGCAGATTAAGTTATTAAACCTGCTTCATCTGCATCTGCTTTATAATTTAAACGCCATTCAATTTCTTGTAATAAATTTTCAGAAGCTTGCATAGCATTTGGTGTAAATGACGCTGGATCGAAAAGCATACGAGTTTTAATTTTTACATAGTCTTTGATTCCTGAGAAATTATTATTTTGAATTATTTGATCCCATGTTTCAGAACCATCAACTAATCTAAACTCTCGTGATGGATCACCAACACCCATTTGGTTAAGCATCATAAGTACAGTATTAATATGTGACATTAATTGGTCATCATATGCTGTAACTTCTGAATCTGCAGAAATACCGCAGTATGCTTTAACACTATTTAAAATATTGTTATCTAATTCTGCCATATATTAATACCTCATAAATTATCACTTCAAGAAATCTACATTCACGTACTCGTTATCCCCAATCCTAGCATAACCATCTACATACTCAAGAACATTCACCTCTGCTCCAGAAGGAACTGTTCTTACAATGTTTGCACTAGCATTAGGCGCTACCCTTACATTCAAAAGTGCTGGAATAACAATTCTTTTATCAACAACCTGAGCTATGTTATTTACATTCTCAATTGGAGCTTCGGCAACAGGCTCTTCGATCTTCTCATCAGCAATCTGAGAAGGCTCTTCAACAATTGATTCATTTACAACTGGACTTATAGGTTTTACTACAGGTCTAGCATTTGAATAATTTGTGTATGGTTTTCTAAAATTCTTATTATCCATTTTTTAAAGTCTCCTTTAAACTTAACAATCTTGTTACATCTTCTTCTGTATGTCCGTCCCAATGTTTCCCACATTCAAGAACTTTACATTTAAATATGTTCCAATATTTATCTGTTTTATAATGATAAGTGTAACTTCCTTCTGGAGTATCTATTCCAACAATAAACCAGTCACCATTTTTATCAAAGCAATATTTTCCATCTTCATGCTTTAATGATTTCCATGAAATATCTTTATTAAGATTTACAAGTGATGCAAAAAAGTATTGCTCGTTGATGATAAAGTTGATCAAATGTATGATAACCATCACTTACAGAACCAGCATCATTTACAAATATTGTCTGCTTTCTATCTTCTAAAGAATTTCCAAAGCATAAAGTTCCTGATGGAATATAAATTGGTTCCATATTTTTCCTCCTTGAAGCTATGTAGGCCCAAAACCTTTTAAAATATAATTCCCCCGGAGCTTTTTTGAAG